TTCCTTGAACCGACTCGCCTCGCTGTGGAGATCCAGTGCTCCCACCACAGCGGACCGAAGTCCAGCGTTCGCCCGGAACGCCTCGAACAGATCCTCGATGGCGGGTTTGCGGTCCTGGTGGTCTGGAGCACCGATGCCAAGAGAGACCCGGTCGATGCTGCTGCTGTCGGAAAGAAGGTAATCGCCTTCCTGGAGGCGCTCGGCCCGAACCCATCCCCTCGCCGTCAGTACGGGGTGGTTGGAAGTAAGGGACAGCCGGTGTCCCCTCCGAGTTTCCACCCGCCAAATGGGGCCCGCGTAGAGGGCTTTTGAGATTGCTACCACCTGGCGTGGGTCGATCCTGGTCCCGGGGGCGAAACACCGACACTGGATCGTATTTGACGCCGAGCCGCTCGGATCCAGCGGGAACATCAGCTCTTCTCCGTCCACAACGAACGGCTCGTCGATCGGGATGGCGCCCTTCTGGTCGTAGCGGTTGCCCGCCTCTACGTGGGCGTCCCTGACTCTTGAATCCCCTGCCGTGAGCCACGCCTTGCGGAGACTCGTCCCCATGGCCTCGCCGGACCTTTGCATCTCCTTCCACGCGCCCAAGGAGAACGACCGATTCATCTCCGTGCGGATGATCGTGTCGGCCCGAGCCATCGCGGACGCGAAGGTCTTCTTGTCCCGGATCAGGTTTGCCACTTCCTTCACGGCGTCTGCCGGGTCGGTGATGCCGAGGGTGGCGCGTCGCACGGCCCCCTTGAGCCTGGTCCCCAGCTCCGACCAGACGGCTCGCGTCTGGTCCGTGGTGACGTCGATGACCGCCTGCAGGAGCTGCGAGCTCACGCCGACGAAGCCCTGCTGCCCCAGGATCTCGACGCCGAGCTGGTACACCTCACGCGTGGCCTTGGCGATCACCTGCTGCGACACGGTGCGACCCCGGAGGATCTCGTTGTCGATCGCGGAGAGCACCTGGCTCAGGTGGAAGGACCGGTAGCCGATGGCGTCTCCCATGATGGCCATGAGCGCCCGACGCATGGACAGGAGCAGCCTCAGTTGCTCCCGTACCGCCGCGTCCTCGATCGTCGAGGCCTTGCGGAGGATCGCCCGGATTCGTTTCGTGGGGCTCACGCGGCCTCCGGCTTACTCGGAGAGCTGGTATCCAGGACGACCAATTCTTCCGGCGAGTACCACTTATGGATCTTCATATCTCCATCGAACAGTATTCCTACTGCTTTCCCGTTCGCGATCTTCACGGTGCCCTGCTTGCCCTTGTGCTCTGGCATGTGTTCTTTGCCTGGCTTCACAGTGACCCGATCACCGACAGCCACGGCGGTGTCGGTTGGCACACCCGGCGCCTTCCCATTCTTGTCGTTCAGCTCCGGCGCGATCCGCTTGCGGGCGAACTGGGCTTGCATCTCCGCGGCGCGCTCCTCCTTGGCTGCCGCCGCGGCCTCGATCTCGGCCTCCTCCTCGTCCACGGCGTACCCGCCTCCGAGGGCCTTGTTGGCCACGAGGGTGATGTAGATGCTTCGGGCCGTCTTGAGCGAGATGAGCTGGTCCTCGATCGCCGTCCCGAGCCCACTCGCGAGCTGCGTGGCGGACGCAGCCAGGCGGCTCATGTCGCGCTCCTGGATCTGCGGGAGCTCCGGCTCGATTGAAAGCCACGTGGCGTCCGAGCGCTTCGTAAGGATCTTCGGCTGCTTGCTCTGCGCGAGGTCGTAAGCGAGCCAAAGCATCCGGCGGAACATCGTCCGGAAGCGGGACTGTAGCCCAGCGAGGGACTTGTAGGCGACGTCGGTCTGTTCGCCGGCGGTCGCGCGGTTGGCGTTCCCGCCCTGGCTGTACCAGGACTCCGGGAATCCCTTCGCGCCCAGGACGAACGTCAGGAGCATCCGGCCCAGCTCGACCGAGTCGCCGGCCTCGAGCTTCGCCGCCACCGCCTCGAGGCTCACGTTCTCGTTGCTCCCGAAGACGGATCCCGGTTTCCCAAGGGAGCCCATCAGCTCGTCGACCTTCTTCTTGATGGCCTCGTCGGTGAGGCCGGTCGCCTTGAGGTGCCACACGATGTTGTTGCGGAGCTTCGCGCGATCCAATGCCGACCAGGAGAACTCTCCGAGGGCGTCGATCCAGTCGGCCACGTCGAGCAGGTAGCTCTGTCCCATCATGGAGTTGAGCAGGTTGTTGTAACGGAAGTAGAGGCAGGACCCCAGGACGTCCACGCCGCCTCTCTTTTCTCGGGGCTCACCTTCCGTAGGCTGGTCCGTCGGGATCAGGAGCCCGTCCTCGTTCGGCGAGACGATCAGATACCCCTTCTCCTCCGATCCGACATCGGAGACGGACCGGAACCGCACGAACCCAGGAACCATTGAGGTCCGCGTGACCGGGTCGACTCCACAGATCTGGCCAGCGTCGATCACGTCGAACTGGGGCGTTCCGCTCACGGGGTTGATCGTGGCGATCGGCAGGACGACGTTTCCGGTGACCAGGAGCGTCTTCCCATACTCGTGCGCGCGCTCCGAGATGTTGTGGGTAGCGTGGTACCAGAATGGATCGAGCGCCTTGCGGATCTCGTCCTGCAGCTCGCGCGCCTTGGCCGGGTCAAGGGCGGCCTTCTTGGCGTTCACCGTGACCGAGTAGGCGACGTCACTCCCAACGCAGAGCGTGACCGGCATGTCGACGAGCCACCTGGCCAGGGGCTGCTCGGCATAGAGCTTCAGGGCAACCTTGACGGTCAGGTCGTGCGAGAGGATGTCGAGGTCCCGGAGCATGCCCGGGGCGTCCTTGTCGCCGCGAGCCCGCGACGTGAGCGGACGCCAGCCGCGGTCCTCCTGCCGCGACAAGGACATGTCGCCCAGCAGGGTCCCACCCAAGCCCTCGACGATGCGGCGCTTCAGATCCAACATCAGGCCGCTCTTGACCTTCATGCGCTCTTCTTCCTCTTCCCGCCCACGACGTGAACGCGGCGCCAGGAGCCGTCCTCCTGCACCTGGTAGAAGGTGCGCCCGTCTTGGGACCGGACGATCTGGCCCGGTTCGGCGTGCATGTCGCCCCCACGGCTGGCCCGGTCAGCTCTTGGATCGACCAGCCGCGTGATCGGCCCCATCACCGCCCCCTTCGCGTGAGCCCGAGGCCTCGACGGCCATCGTATGAGGCCCGAGTCTGCGTGTAGTCCGCTGACGTCCGGTTCGCCGTGGCCGTCGCCGTGGCGGTCCCCTCGCCCATGCGGGCTTGTTCGCGCGAGAACCACGAGGCCATGAGCAAGTCACCGGTGTGCTGCCCGGGCGCGTAGGCGAGGCACTGGGTCCGCCACTTGATCGCCATCTCCTGCGACCGCTCGTCGCCACACGGGAGCACCCACATGCCCTGCTCCAGCTCCACGCCGAGAGACGGTACACCGGTCGAGATGTCGGCCTTGTTCTTGCCCGTGGTGTGGGCCGACGTGGCGATCCCGTCCTGCCGGGCCCACTGGCGAATGAAGTCCTGGGCCGCGTTGTTCTCGACTCGGGTGGACGGGGAGAGGCGACGGTGCCAGTCCTTGAGGCGCGAGATCACCGTGGGTCCGTCGATCCGCTCTTCGAAGGCGTCAAGGGGGACCCTCCGGCCCGTCTTCAGGTTGACGGCCATCGCCCAGAAGGCCGTGAGGTCGGATCCCTCCTTCTGGCTGACGCCCAGGTCGACCCCGAGGTATGCCGGGCCATAACGCCCGTCGTACGTCTCCCCGGGGCCCAGAAGCGTGAGGCCCTGGCCCGCTTCCATGGCCGTGTCGAACCACTCGAGCCGGAAGCGCCCCTGGCCCGCGCTGTAGGGCTTGCACCGGAGCTGCCGCAACGCCTCGACCGTGCCCAGCTCCTTGCGGCGCTGGTTTAAACGATCGACCGACCACTGCGCCGGCCAGAGGATCGACTTCGGAACGATTCGGCCTTCCTCGCTCTCCCGGTAGGCCTCCTGGCGGATGACCTTGAAGCCGCGCTGGGCCAGGGCGTGCATGACGTCGTCGGGGTACCAGGCGTTGCCAAGACAGATGAGGCGGCCGCCCGGCAGAAGGCGCCCGATGATCGTGGAGATCACCCACCGCGTGATCGCAGCGCGTCTTGCGGCCGTGTAGGTAGTCTGGAACGTGCAGATGTCGTCGAGGATGATGTGGGTGTATCGCCCTCCGAGGACGGCTCCCTCGACACCGACGGCCTCAACGCTGTAGTCCTTCTCGGTGACCTTCGCGCCCCTGACGGTGAACTGCGTGTCGGTCCATCGCGGCCCCGGACGCAGCCTCGGGAATACCGCACGCACCTCGTCTGGCGGGTCCTCGATGAGCGTCTTGATGACGCCGACGCTCTTCTTCGCTGGGCCCAGGGCCGACCCGACCCACAGGAGACGGGTGTTGACCGGGTCGTTCCCGAGGCAGTGGATCCCCCAGCCCGTCGCATGCTGGGTCTTCCCGTGCTCGACAGGGCTCCACTGGACGACGCGCGCGTCGGGCGCATTCCACGCGGCGTGCCACTCGCGGTGGAAGCGTTCGGACTGGTATCCGAAGACCAGGTCGGTGAAGACGGCCGAATGCTGCCGCGCGGCCGCCAGGAGGGCAGCGTCGTGTTCGTGAAGGCTGGTCACCATGGCCAGGAGCAGCGCAACAATCACCGGCCCCCTCCCATGGCCTCGGCCTCGAGGGCCGCCTTATGAAGCGCGCGGCGTCGGTCCGCCGGGAGGCCCGCAAGGACCTCTTGCGCGATGTCCTGGATATCTGAGTCGTTCCCTTCGTCGTCGAGGAACCTGGGTCGCCCATGACCCATGTACCAGATCATCGTTTCCACCGTGCCATGCACCGTGCCGTCCCGCATTCGCTTTCGAAGGTTCTTTAGGTACGTCTTGTCGCCAGTGGTGAGGCCCTGGCAGATCTTCTTTGCCAGAGCGTTCGCCCTGTTCAGCGCCCCCTTCGGTCGACCTGCCGGGTTTCCCGACTGGCCCTTCTTGAACTGACGGCCGCCCGCGCGCCTTCTCGTGCGCCTCACTGCTTCCCGACCTCCCACCGGTCCCCCGGCTTGTCGTTCGGGAAGTAGTAGTCCTGGCCCGCCTTCACCGCCTTGAAGCGCGCGCGGTACGGGCTCTTCTTTGCCTGGAGGACGGACGAGTCCGTGGGCGTGAAGCGCGCTATCCCGTTCGCTGAGGTGCCCTGAATGGCGACCGTGCCAGGGTTGCTCACTGCGACCTCGCCGGCGTCATGCAGGATGAGGGAGAGCGCCGCGCCGGCGAGGTCGAACGGCACGCCCGCGTCGGTGAGCGGGAAGTCGCGGGGGGCGGTTTCGCCTTCGGCCCACTCGACGAGCTGGCTCATCAGACGGGCTCCTTGGTCTCGCGCTTGCCGGGCGCTGCGGTCGCTCGTTCGCTCGTCGGGCCCGTAGAGCGAGCTGAGGCCCTGCCGACGCCGCGTGAGGTCGTGTCGCCTGTACGGCGATCGTTGGGGGGGCCGACGCGGAGACTCCGCATCGCGGGCGCGTTGATCCATGGGCCGATAGAGGCGGAGACGGCGGGCTCAGCGATGACCGTCGCGCTGTACGTGAGTGCCGGAGCCGGGGAGCACGAGCCCGAGATGGCCGGCCCCGGCGCGACCGTAGCACCGGCGGACAAGTCCGGAGCCGGGGCGGCTGAGCCGGACGGAACCGACGGCGCCTCAACGGACGCGCCAGCCTGGGGGGACGGGGCAGGCGCGCAGGACCCGCCTACTGCTGGCTCGGTCGAGATGACGGCGCCGGCCGAGGGCGAGGGAGCCGGAGAGACCGAGCCCGATACCCCTGGCGGGGCATCGACCTGGGCGCCGACCTGCAGGGCGGGCGCCGGTGCCACCGATCCCGAGACCGCGGCCTGGCCCTCGATACTGGCGCCAGCAGCGACCGACGGCTCTGGCGATAGGGAGCCAGAGGTTGCCGGAGGGGCCTCTACAGTGGCACCCGCCTGGAGCGACGCCTCGGGGGCCACGGATCCCGAGACAACGGGAGTGGCCTCGACTGTCGCCGACTCCCCGGAGACGTCCGCAACTGGAGACGGAGCACACGAGCCGGAGACCGCGGGGTCCGTGGCGATGGTCGCGCCGGCCTCGACGCTCGGGGCTGGGCATGCCGAGCCAGAGACGGAGGGGGGGGCCTCGACCTGGACGCCCACGAGAGCCTGAGGCGCGGGTGCCGCCGATCCCGAGACCGAGGTTGCGGCCTCAACGGTCGCACCGGCCTCCACCGATGCCGGAGGGGCCACCGAGCCGCTGACGGCAGGGGGAGAGGCGACCTG